TTTAAATAAAATGTCAGAGAAACATCGAAAAGCAGTCGCCGCTTCAAAGCGATATAAAAAAGAAGACATGAAATGCAATACACCACAGAAAGCTCCCCCTGGAGACAAGCATAAAAAGGTTGTCAAGTCTTGCCACGACGGAGAAGAGAAGATACTTCGCTATGGCGCCAGGGGCTATGAAGACTACACGCAACACGGAGACAAAGATCGCCGTGCTAACTTCCGTTCCCGCATGGGATGCGACAAGCCTATGGACAAGAACACACCAAAATACTGGGCATGCAACGATTTGTGGTAGGATGCAGCCTGTTCACTTCTGACCAATGGCCAAACCCAAGTCCACCGTTGCAAACAAAATCGAATCCAAGCCTAAGACCACCAAGCAAGGCGATGGCAAAAACTCCAAACCAAGCCACGGTCGCAAGCTAAGCCGCGGACAAGGTAGCTAAAGTGTGTATGATTGGAGATAGCAGTAGTTGTCTCCAATGTCTAACTTTTCAAATGCCGTAAATTTGATTTGCAAGCACGCTGGATACAACGAGAAAGCATATGCCGATCCTGTTACTGGAACAGAGCCCTACACTTTTGGTTACGGTACACAATTTTATCCTGATGGTTCTTCAGTCAAGCGCGAACAGTGTTGCTCCAAAGAGAAAGCACTTGAGTATTTGTTTCATGAGCTAAATATTATTGATGATCTTCTTGACAAGTTAAACTTAGGTCTGCCAAAGTCAATGCAAGAAGCATTGCTTTCTTTTATTCATTCCATTGGGTGGGAATCTTTTCTTTATAGCAACATCATTGATTCCCTGGAGGAAGATAATTTCTATGCTGCTGCTGAAGAGATCGGGCGCTGGGTGTTTGATGAAGAGCAGAGTGTTATTGGTGGACTTATTGAGCGACGCAATAATGAAATTCAACTTTTTTTAGAGGAAGTTGACTCAATTCTTCCGCCTTCAACGGAAATTCTTTTGGCTGCCTTTCGAGAGTACAGTGCTGCAGCAAATGAGGTAACAGCGATTCGGCAATTGGAACGCAAGATTAGTCCACACATCCTTTCGATTTTTGCAAATGAGTTCAAGGTAGGTTCAACTCAATGGCTGCGTTACCCCTTGGAGGACTTTGACGACATCTTCAACAGCTAGGATTAGAATGAATTAACCAAGCCAGTCTGTTCACATGGAGAACTCTTCTGAACCCAGGGAATTTGAGCTTCCGTTGGAATTTCAATTTGCTATGCGGAAGGCAGAGCTTCAGGCTGATGAGATGTGCTGGGAGCAACTGCATGCTGCACTACTCAACCTGTACTACCAACGCTTGATGGAATGGCAAGCAGTACGCGAAATCTTGGCGGGTGAAAATATTGATCTGACCTTTGAGATCCCAACAAACCTAGAATTGGAAGAACTTGCCGCCGCCTGCATGTATGCAAGCGACGACGAAGATGAGGACGACGAAGAAAACTGTGTGCCGTTTTAAACGTAATCTTTTTCCAAGCGATCAATTAAACGATTTAAATACCAGCGAGCTTTCTTGGCGTCCTGGAGCATATTACCTTTATACCAAAGACGTAACAAATATTTAAGCGTTTGCCACAGCAGCCCACCAGAGATGGGGTCAGGAGCGTCCTGTACAGCTTGCTCCAGGATATCAATGACTTCTACCTTACCTGCTGTGTAGTGCTCAGGATGGTTTACTGGGTCGCCCTTTGGAGCGATAGGACTTTTATTCACTGCCCAGGGGACCGGGCAAACTCCATCAACACAACTTGAATCTTCTACCGACTTAAACCACGTTTTGTTGCCGGTGCCCCCAGGGCTAGAACAAGTTTCTGCGGACGAGGAGACGACGCTGGGTACTGTTCTAGTGCTTCCTCCATCGAAGGAATATACCCGGTCATTCCCGGACGCGACTGTGAAATCTCCTTCCATTCGTGGTTATCCTCACCAAGGTTTAAACGTTCCCGCCCCTGTTGAGGAAGGACCAGACCCCTATTATACATATCCTGGAGAGGGACGTCAGCTTTTTCGTTGCTTAAAGGCGCCCCAAAATCTTCTTCTGTCAGGCAACGACAATCAATTTCATCTTGGATGAAACTATCAAGGAAACCAGCGGCTCCGTGCATGGCAATATAAGGCTTAAATTATGTCTCTTACAATATTATCACGACAAGATTTGTTGCTTAATTAGGTAATTGAAATGAGTTCAGGCACATCTGGAGCAGAGAGTTCGGATCTACGGCCAGAACAGGCGTATGACACAGACTTGCGTCGAGTAGAACCAAGGGAACGAAACTCTGTATCTGCATTAAACGATAAACAAGATAGGGTAGCAAAGTACATGGCAGCAGCACGAAGCGCTGGTAAATTCAGGCAAAAAGCCGGTATTGATGAGCCGGCTATCCGAGGTAAAACACCTAGGACAGAAGCAACTATTGCTGGTACGTCACTGCCAAGTATGGGTGATACCATCGGCAGAGCAGGTAGTACCAACTACGCCAACAAGCCTGGTTCTAGTTTTGGTCGTCGGTACGGTTAATAAGTAGTGCTTCCGTACGCTTCTAACTCTAAAGAATCTTGAAGCATTTCAAACATAGTGTTAAGTTCGTTTAACACCCACTGAACATCGTCTCCACGAAAACGGGAAAACTTTTTACAAAGCTCTTCGTTCTCTTGATGGATCACAGATCGCACCAGGATCTCTACAACTTCAAGCCTTTGTGCAGCTGCCATTACACTTGGGAGAAAACTACTTCTTTCTTTTGATCTTGATACTTACCTTTTCGATCTTGATAAGATACCTCGCAGGGTTCTCCACGATAAAACAAAAGTTGTGTAATGCCTTCATCAGCGTAAATGCGATTAAACAAACCAGTGCAGTTGCTAATTTCTAACGTAAGGTATCCCTCCCAACCCGCTTCAGCTGGTGTAATATTTACCAGGATTCCTGATCGTGCATATGTTGATTTGCCCACAGCAACTACGGTTACATCCCTGGGAAGCTTGATGCGTTCTTGCGCAACACCAAGACAATATCCATATGGGGGCAAGATAAAATATTGGCCCTTTTCATCTTCTAGTAATTCTGCTTTTGTCAGGATATCCGAATCAAAATCCTTAGGGTCACAATCACCTTTTTGAATACGTCCAAAGATTAGGCATTGCTTGGGAGACAAGCGAATATCATATCCATATGAGCTAAGTCCATAGCTTAAAACACGACGGCCATCTACTTCACTGATTAGCTTGTCCTGGAAAGGACTGATCATTTCTTTTTGTAATGCCAGTTCTTTGATTTCGCGGTCGCAAAGAATGCTCATGAAGCGGTCCAATCGGTAATCAGTCTACCGTAGTCAAGTAAGGATGCGCCCCTTGTCTTGGTAAAGATCTATAAATTTTTGCACAGCATGCCCCGTGTCTGTCAACGGTGGCAGGTAAACAATTAACGAAGTGCACGTCTTATGGCTTCCAATTCCTTGGCTTGTGTTTTTTACAAGTAAGGGAGGGGTTTTAAGGATACAAACGGGGAAATCAAATATCTTTTGTTCGTACCGAATCATGTCTGGGCAGTTGGTAAAATACAGTGCTTGCTTGACATCTTTTTTAAACCACGTGTGAAACAGTTTGCGAAACCAAACTGCATGCGAAGATACCATTGAGGGAGAACTTGATCGCGTCATCTTCCAGCGATCCATTTTCTTTTGCCAGAAGTAAGCTCCCCCTGGAGGAAATAGGTAAACTTTCCCTGACCATTCTTGGACGTTAAGACCGTCGTCCATGGGAGAGTAAAACTTTTCCGCCTGGACGTATTCGTTGGCAACTTTTGAACTAGCAACATCCAGGTCAATACCATTCATCAGCGCATGCGCAGAAGATATTAAGTCATAATTTGTGATTAGTTCTAAATCTTCCCGGTGTGTCCTGTAATCATGAATAGCCATTATGATTCATCTACTTTGTTATAGTCTATTTCCAAATAGCGAATGCCTTCTGCATCGTTAACTATGTAACCAGCTTTCTCTATTGGATTAATCTTTTGTGCTGCTTCTAGAATCCTGCGGAAAGTCTCCGCTAAGTCTCCGTTATTGTTTTTTTCTTCTTTTTCTTGGGCAGAGTGAAGCTCTTCAAGTGTTAAAAAAATCATTGAACGATCTTGATTTTCTGGTTGGAACACCATAACACCTGGCCCTTCCGCTTCCCAGTGTTTTAGATACTGTTGGCCGATATCACCAAGGATAAGCTTTAAGGTGGCATCAAGCATCTTTGTTTTTGTGTCGTCCAGGTCGGGGCCGATCACTGAGGCAAGAAGGCGTTCGCGTCGATTCATCTGGCTAACAGTTTATGGAAGGCAAGAGATTCCAATAGTTTTGGCAACGGCTTGTACAACACCACAAGCTTACCCAAGTTACCACGTTTCTTGACTAGCTTGCCGGTTTCATCTCGCACTTTGTCAAACTCTCCCGAACGAATCAAATATTCTGCAACGCATCGCAGCCGTCGCTTCAAAGGCAATTCAGCAAGAGGAAATTTACCACATATCGTATCGGGCTGCATATCTTTAAATGCCACCCGAAGGCGATTTGCTAACGTCATTCCAGAATTCACGTCCTCTTCTTCATAGTTCTTAATATTTTCCAGATACCTTTGGAGGCATTTGTTATCAAATGAACCCTCGGGAGGCAAGAACGTTTCTACCTGAAGAGCCAAAGAAGAAGGCAACAATTCCTTGCAGTTTTCTAAAGTAAGCAAACTTAGGTCAAGATTGTGAAACCGATATGACATTATTCTAATTTTCCTTCGGTTGACGTTTTATATAGCATAGAAGATTTGTATAAATCCGCTGGAACAATGGCCCGATCTTTGGAAAAAGACCGAATTAAATTGTTCCAGGGCACACGAATAACTGCTTTCTTCCCTGGTACTGGACAAATGTTTACGTAATGAATTCCTTCTGTCCACCCTTTATCAGTATTAGTACGTCCCATGGAAATCCAATTTCTGATTGTTTGATCAGATACTCCCAGGCGACGGGCACATTCCTCGTTTGAAATGTATTCATCTGCAAAAGCCTCTGGATTTAAACGGCTAGTTTCTTCGGTTTGATAAGTGCTTTGCCACATGGAGCCAAGAATATTACGGATACCTTTGAGTTCATGGGCTACATCCTCTAAACCTTTTCGAATTCCGTAAGACATTCCGACCATTTGCTTTGTATTAATGCTAGTGTGTGGAAAAGGTTTTTGCTAGTTTCATGGAAGATCAAATTCCCGCCAGCCAAGTTCCTCAGCAGTCACAAGGAATTTCTCCTGAACAGCTAGCGGAGATGAAAGCTCGCGCTAGGGAGCAAGCAATTCGCATAACTATGCAACAACAAACGCCTCCACCACAATCTCCTCAGGCACCCGTCGTGCTACCTGGAGGGTACATGTACATCCCAGAAGCTCCGGAACCTAAAATTGTATATGTGCGCCGCAACCTAACCGTTGCTGAGATTTTGGTTATTGCTGTAGTTTCTTGTACTGTTGTTGGTGGTATCCAAGGGGTTTGGGGGTTTGCTTCTAACTATCTACCACAAATTGAAGTACGGGTTAAGTGACCCTGGGGCACAACCAATTATAATTAACTGAATAGGTTTACGTTACTCATAAGTGGCCAACAGACGCATATCTGAGCTCCAAGAACTTGCAGGTCTTGACCTAGCGGATCAAGATCTGCTCACAGTTGTGCATGTTTTTGAAGTTGACCCAACATTAAAAAATAGAAAGCTAACTGTATCTGGAACAAGGACATATTTAAACCAGCATTATTTACCTGGCTCCGGGGGAACCGTAAGTGGTTCCGTGGTTGTACAAGGTAATCTTACCGTTTCTGGAACCACTATTTTTTCTGCCTCTACTTTTACTGGTGTTGTTACTGTTGGTTCACTTATTGCTCAAAGTGGAGCAACTGTAAGTGGAACTATTAGCGGAGTCACCATCACAGGTCAAGCTTTACAAGGAACAAATGTAAACGGCGTTTCTGGTAATTTTAATACCATTACTGGATATACAATCAGTGTTGATTCTGGTAATTTTTTA